AATGCCCACAGCGACGAGGTCGCCGTGCGCGGCCGTGAAAGCGTTGCCGACGAAGTGAAGGGCGTGGTCTACCTGCTCGACGAGCTGCGCCAGACCGCGGCTGTCACCGTCGTCGAGTCCAACCACGACATCGCGCTCGAGCGCTACGTCCGCGAGGGCCGCTACCGCAACGACGGCATCAATATCCGCTTTGGCCTGCAGCTCGAGGACGCCTATCTCGCCTGGCGCGAGGAAGTGGCGATGGATCTCGACGCCGGCCGCAAGCCGCGCTCTTTCTCGCTGCTCGAATATGCGGTCAATCTGATCGCGGAGAGGGAAGGGCTCGACCTGTCTGACATTCATTGGGCGCATGACGGCCAGAGCTTCGTCGTCAACGGCGTTGAGTGCGGTCATCACGGCTTCAGAGGGGCAAACGGCGCACGCGGCTCAGTGGCCGGCTATGCGGCTTTGGGACGGCCAATGAATATCGGCGACAAGCACTCCTCCGAGATCCTCGACGAAGTCTATGTCTCCGGTGTCAAGAACCTGCACCAGGGTTACAACAAAGGCCCCTCGGGCTGGACCGTGACCGATACAATCCAATACCGCAACGGCAAGCGCACGCTCGTCACCTACCAGGATGGGGCTTGGCGGGCCTAGTTTGATCAGTCAATATTGATTTACTCGGTTGGTCGGGTGATAATGGTTCTTCAATCAGGAAAGCGAGCAGATGCAGACATTCAAGGGAAAGATCATCACGGCCGGTTACGACTGGTCGATCCGGCTGAGCTTCGCAAATTCGCCCGTCACGTTCCCGGCCGAGGCGACTTTCACCAGCCAGGTCCGGCGTGATCCTGATGTTGACGATGTGCTTGCGACGCTGACCACCGAAAACGGCGGAATTACTCGTGTCGACAGCACGACGATCGATATTCGCCTGCCTGGCGCAATGAGCGACGGCTGGCCGAACCGCACCGCTTATATCGATGTAGTCCGCACCGACGTCACCCCGAAGCAGCATCTTGGCTTTGAGCTGCGCGTTCCCGTCCGCCGCGCCATCACGCGGGGCGTCTGATGGACACGCTGATCATCGAAGTCGGCGCGCTCGACGTAAAATATCCCTACGTCGCCAACGGCATTGTCATTGCTGGTGATGACGCCACGATCGAGATCGTCCAGCTTGGCGACGCCATTGTTCCGCAGGTGCTCGGCTACGCGATTGGACCAAAGGGTGAGCCAGGTGTTCTGACCTACACGCCGGAATTCGCCCAGGCGCGTGATGAAGCGCTGCAGTTTTCCCTTGATGCGCAGGGCTACCGCAACCAGACGGCCACCTATCGCGACGACGCCGCGACGGCTGTCGGCCAGGCGCAGGCTGCTGCGATCGGTCTCGCTACGGCTCGCGACACCGCGGTTGCGGCAAAGACAGCTGCAGAGGCGGCAAAGACCGCTGCAGAGACGGCAAAGACCGCTGCCGAGGGTGCAAGAGACACTGCCGTCACGGCGAAGAATGACGCTCAGTCGGCCGTAACGACGGCGCAAGGTGCTCGCGACACTGCGGTCGCCGCTGATGCTACCGCTCAGACAGCGAAGACCGATGCAGTTGCTGCAAAGAACGCGTCTGTGGCCGCACAGGGCCTCGCAGAGAGCGCCCGCGATGCTGCGCAATCTTCGGCAAGCTCTGCCGCGACAAGCGCTTCAGAGGCCGCTGATGCAGCTGCAACCGCGACCTCTTTCGACTTCAACACGATTTCCTATCTGCTGAAGCCGGAACCGTCGGCCGGGGTTAACCTCAACACGCTGTTGACGTCCGGAGTCTATTTCTTCGAGACCGCAGCTAACGCTACCACGGCCCTTAATTTCCCTGTCGCTTCTGGCACAGGCCGGCTGCTTGTTGAGCGTTCGACTTCAGGTTCGAGGATCTGGCAGAGCTATCTGCGCGACTCCAGCTCGCAGGAATATCTGCGCTTCTCGACAGACGGCGGATCGACCTGGACCGGCTGGCAGCTTTATTACAATTCCGGCTCGATCTCGACGATCAGCCAGTCGGAAGCGGAGACCGGCACGGCAGCAACTGTTCGCTCCTGGACCGCACAGCGCGTCCGCCAGGCCATTGTCGCTTACGCGGCCGCCCTCGTGCATACGCACACCATCGCCAATGTGACCGGCCTGCAGACAGCGCTTGACGCAAAGGCGCCGCTTACCTCGCCAGCACTTATCGGCACACCGACCGCACCAACGCCGGCCGGCGCTGAAAACTCGACTATCATCCCGACGACGGCCTGGGTGAATGCGCGGATCGATGCGATCGTCAATGGCGCGCCTGGCGTGATGGATACGCTGCGCGAGCTCGCCGACGCCCTTGGTGACGATCCAAACTTCGCAGCGACGATCGCCGCTCAGATGGCGTCGATCAGCACCCAGCTTTCTAACAAGAGCAACATTGGTCACCAACACACGATCGCCGATATCACCGACCTTACCGCGGCTCTCGACGAGAAGGCATCTGCGGCCGCTTTTACTGTAATGCAGAGCCAGGTCGACCAGAAGGCAGATGCGGCTGCCGTCTACGTGAAGACGCAGGTCGACACGGCGCTCGGCGGCAAACTCGACAAGACGGGCGGCACGGTGTCGGGCGACATCACCATCGCGAAGAGCTCGCCGACCCTGCTGCTTCAGAGCACCGACACAGGCGGGAACAAGTGGGGTCTGCTCAATTGGACCGATGGCAAGCTCTACTTTCAGAAGCAGAATGGCACCGTCGTCAACGCGCTAGTAGTTGGCGCGGATGGATCGATCTCGACCGCTCAACTTGGCGACCTCAGCGCCCGCATCGAGGCCCGCGCCACTGCCTGGGCCAACGACCGCGTCGCGAACCTCTCGTTTCGTAAGGTCAGCGTCGGTAATTTCAGCATCCCTGACAACGGTCTGATGATGTGCCCGGCAGGCGCAGTGTTCACCGGTATGAATATGCAGGGAACCTCAAACAACCCGGCAATGTATTACCACTATCTCCAAGCTTACGACCCCGTTCGTGGTTGGGTCACCTTCTCAGGATCTTGATCATGGAAATTGTAAACTTCGGCCATTTCACTCGCCAGAACTCCACAGGCGTCATCTTCTACCAGAACGAGGACGGTCAGGACTGGTATGAGCTACGCAGCGGGTTGACGTCCTGGAGCAACCAGGGAGATTTCATCGACGCTGTTTACGGTGCCTGGGCGATGGTTGATCCTGTGACCGGCGTGGTCACCAATGTTGAGTTCGATCCTTCGCGTATGGTGCCTGACAACAAGATCGTGCTTGGTATCGACGCTGACGTCTCGGAGATCCTGCCCGGTATGATTTACAGCGAGGGTGTGCTGCTGCCAGTGCCTGATCCGGTCGATCCTGTTCCTGACGAAATCAGCCGGCGCCAGTTCTTTCAGGAACTCGCCATTTCTAGCTTGATCACCCAGGCCGAGGCTTTGGCCGCGGTGAAGACTCGCGAGATCCCGGCTGCCATGATGGCTTTCATCAGCGCGCTCGATCCATCCCAGCAATTCGACGCGCAGATGCTGATCACCGGGGCGGATTCCTTTCGTCGCAGCCATTTGCTTGTCGATAGCTTTGGGGTGGCCCAAGGCATGTCTGCGGCCCAAATTGACGATCTGTGGCGACGGGCATCTTTGCTCGTCTGACGACCAGCGGAATAATCACCGAGCAGCATCAATCAATATTTACTTACCGCGTTCGTTTCGCGTAAACTGATGTCATTCATGCATCGGAGTTACCCATGTCCCAGGCTCGCCGCTCTTCCAAGTCCTCTCAAAGACAGGAGCGCCGCGGCGCCCGTGTCAGGCCCGATCAGCACCAGAATCTTCTGGCCGCTGTCATTGAGGAACAGACCCATCGCCACAAGCCTTCCCGCACCCAGCGCCGCGAAGGTCCGGCCAAGGCACTCAACGACGGTCAGCGCCGCTATGATGCGGCAATCAAGTCCTCCGATATCGTCTTTGGCACCGGTCCTGCAGGCACCGGCAAGACCTGGTTCGCCGTCCAGCGCGCAGCCGAGGCGCTCAAGGATCGTCTGATCGACAAGATCTATGTCAGCCGCCCGAACGTCGAGGTCGAGCGCAGCTTCGGCTTCCTCACCGGCGACCTGAAGGAGAAGTTCAAGCCCTACCTGGTGCCGCTCGAGGAGGCCTTCCATGACGCATTCGGCCAGGCGCACTACGAATATCTGGTCGAGGCCGAGATCATCGTGCCGGTGCCGCTTGCCTTCATGCGCGGTCGCACGCTGAAGAACGCCTGGGTGGTCTTTGACGAAATGCAGAACGCCACGGACAGCGAGTTCAAGATGGCGCTGACCCGCATCGGCGAAGGCGCCAAGTTCATCATCAACGGCGACCTGCGCCAGATCGACCGCGGGATCGCCTCTGGCATGGCGCGTGCGATCAAATTGCTCGGCCGGCTGCCCGAGGTTTCGGTCGTCGAATTCGGTCGTGAAGACATCGTTCGGCACGGTCTTATTCAGAAAATCGTCGAACTTTACGAAGACCAGCAGATTTCGATCTATTCAGAGAGCGACGACGAAGAAGCTCATGAAGGACTCGGAAGATTTTTGAATGCAAGTGCAACCCGCAATTGACGACACACCGCGACCAGATCCAATCGAAGACGATCTGGTCGCATTCCGCTTCATCGACAAGGGGCTCCTGGCGATCGACCCGGAGCTCTTTCGGACCAAATGGTTCGACTACCGGATGATGACGCCGCTGCAGGCGACCCGACACTATATCGAGGCATTCGGTGAGGTGTATCGCGACTACTTCGCGGCCGAGTTTTCAAAGACAGCTTCGCAGTTCATCAAGGTGCCGACGATCGATGAGATCTTCCAAGGGCTCGCCGAGCTCAGCCAGAAGCACATGATGCAATTCTCCGGCATGTGGCGCGGCCGACAGGTGGCCGATGCGATCGGCATGCCCTACAAGGACTATATCCACTCGGTCATGGGCTTGCGCCTGCGGTTCTGGAGCCAGGGTCATCTGCCCCAGGCCCAGCACCTCTACAAGGCCGAGGACGTCGAGAAGGTCGTCGACAAGTGGGAAGCAATGCAGGCCTCGCGCCTCTACCTCTCCGATGACTCGGCCTACATGATCGAGAATTACGGCGGTATCGCCCATCAGGACGACTATCACGAATGGCTGTTCAAGCAGGCGTCACTCAGGGGAAATCCCTGGTATGTGCTGGCTCAGTTCATCAACCAGAACCGGCTGCCGCTCGACAAGGTCGAGGCTCGCTTCGATCCAGATCTGGTTGAGCGCGTCCATCGCTATATCCAGTAGCAACCCGCTGACAAAGCGCTATTTTCTAATGAGCAAATGAAGCTCGTCAGAAGTCGATAGCGCTATTTTTCGCGCTACAGCGATCAGTAAATATTGATTGACTTCGAAAGGTAAGAACATGTCCCAGGCAGCACTCGCGACCGCAGAAGAAGATGAAGAGATCGCCGATCAGGAAGCGCCGAAGTGGGATTTCGACGAAGGCTTTCAGCGGAAGACGCTGGCGCTCTTCATGCGCGACACCCAGTTCGCCAACCGCACCAAGGATCTGATTGATCCGGCCTATTTCGCAAACGACGCCCACGGCCAGCTTGTCAGCCTGATCAAGCAGCATATCCAGGTCCACAAGGCCGTGCCGGATCTGCGGATTCTCACCCAGATCCTGAAGGACGAAAAAGCCAAGAAGCGTCTGCGCGACGACGTGCTGACCGAGATCAAGACGACGATCCGCGAGGTCTACAAGACCGATCTGTCGAACTCGTCCTATGTGGCCGAGCAGGTGTCGAACTTCGCCAAGTTCACGGCGATGGAGCAGGCGATCCTGAAGAGCGTCGAGCTGCTTCAGCGCGGTGACTTCGCCGGCATCGAGAAGCTGCAGAAGGCGGCGCTGAACGTCGGCCTGCAGACC